TTCTTCTTCATCATCACAAGTCTTTTTTCCTTTCTTAGGTTTTGTTACTTTTTTTGGTTTTGTTGCCTTTTTTGTTTTCTTCTTTTTCTTCCCATCATCTTCATCGTCATCTTTTTCCTTCTCTTCATCTTCTTCTTCATCGTCATCTTTTTCATTCTCTTCATCTTCTTCTTCTTTATCTTCTTCTTTTTCTTTCTTGGGTTTCTTTGGATTTGATTCTCCCATATTTTTAATTTTTGCTTTCTTATCTTCTGTTCCTGCTACTTCACGCAAAATCTTTTGAGCTGTTGCTGTTGTTACATTATAAGCAAATCCAAAATCCAAACATTCTTCTTCTGTTAACTTCTTAACAAATTTATCAAGAACATCTTTGGCATTTTCACATATTGCATAAAAACATTTTACATATTTTCCATGTTGCAACTTAAAATTTTCATATTCAAGTTCTGGCTTTTCACTTGTTGACATAAATACAACAATTCTATTATGTGAAATGTTACCACGTGCAATAAATCCAACAGATTGTTTTGATTGTGCTAGTTGTTTCTTTTTTCCTCCCATTTTTATTAGATAATTTTAGTTGTTATTTGTCTTACTGTTCAAAAAGTTCGTTTTTCAATTTTTTTTTCTATAAAAAAATTGAAAATAATATATCATTGTAGTATATATAAACAAGAGAAAAGTGTAAACAAAAAGAAAACCAAAATGAAAGTTTTTATTGTCATTATCCTTGCACTGTTATTCACTTCTGCTTTTGCTCCTCTTCCAACATATTGTATAGATGACAAAGATCTCCAACCAATCATCATTGATATATTCAGTTATTGTTCTAGTGGCATTGGAACAACTTATTGCCGAGCCAAAATTAAGGTATGTCATGATTACAAACCACACGATTGTTGTAAATGTTTTCTTTCTGATGCCATTCGTCTAGTTTGTAAATCATTTGATTAATTTTTTATGTATGTATTATATAAATGCCAATTTATATAACACTATATCATGCAAATTGGTGTCATCATTGTAAAGAATTTAAACCAATATGGAACCAAGTACGAAAAACAATGGAACCAAAAGGAATAAAATTTGATGAAAAAGAGGAAAGTGAACTTGATTTTAATCATCCTCCACAAATTGCTGGACATGATATTAGAGGATTCCCTACAATAAAAATTGTTAAAAATAATAAAGAATTTGAATATCGCGGAAAACGTACACCAGAAGAATTTACCAAATATATTGAATCACTTATTAAATAAGTGGTTCAAATATATTGAATCACTCATTAAATAATTATTTTTCATACATATTTATATAGTATGTTAATAACAATAATAATTTTAATATTAATAATATTTTCTATTATCATTGAATATACAGAATATTTTGAACCTAACCTAGTTATTGATCCATTACTCAAAAAAGCAGATTTTAAATATTCATTTAAAACACTATTTAAAGATGTCGTAACATATCCCAATGATGAATCATATACCATGACACCATCATTTCAAACAGGTATTCGTAAATGTAGAAAAAATTGTAAAGGAACATGTATGGAACTTGGATTAACTGGAATTGGTTATTGTTTTCCTCCTTACACTTAACCATACACTTAAAAATATTTATTACTAAAAATTTTAGTAATAAATATTTTTTAACAAACAACACAAACATTAATAGGATCATCAACTTCTTCAATACTTACTGATAATGTTATATTTTTATGTGTAACATTACACAATTCACTTATTTTTTTTGATAATTTTACATTTTTCATTTTGATAGGCAAAATAATTGTAAATATACTTTCTTTTCCAAACATAATACTTACAACTCTTCCAAACTTTTCATTTATACCATTTATAAATTCTTTTAATGTCATATCATTTATTGTTATTGAATCCCAAAATGATAATGTCATTGTTTTTGTCTTAATTTTCTTTACTGCAGTTGGTTCAAAAAATGTAAAACTTGAACAACCCAAATCAATATAAGAATTCTTATAATCTTTTATTTCTTCAACAACCTTTACAAATTCAATTCCAGCTAGTCCTGCCATTAATGATGTTGTTGTTGCAATTGCAGGAATGATTTTTCCAGCAATTTTCTTTGTTTTATCAAATGTTACAGTTTCAATTCCATAAATTATTGCTCTTAAATTTGATGATATATGTACAAATTCCATGTAAAGATCATTATCTTTATCAAATTCTTGTGTCATCATTGTAAAATCAATATTTTTCTTTTCTGGAAGTTCATTTATATCAGAAAATACACATTCCTCAATTAAAACATTTTCCATAAAATTAACAATATATTCTTTTTCAATACACTCTAATTTATACATTTTTGAAACCAAATTACTTGTAATATAAATAAATTCAATAATCATTTCATTTGTAACACGGTCAAAATTAGGACACTTGCGTTTTTCTTTCCAAAATGTTTTATCGTCACTTGAATGTTCCTGCAATAATTTTTTAATTTGATCTCTATAATATTTGTTAAATAATTTGATAGCAAATACTATACATTCATTTATATGTGATGCATTATTATGATATAATATACAAATATCATTTTTTATTTCTTCATCTAGTATATTATCATTTGTTTCATCTTCAATATATTTTGTAAAATTGTTAGGCATTTTAACAAATAAATCTTCAAATAACTCCCTAGCATATTGAATTGTATGTTCAATTTTATATGGAAATTGTTTAATTGTACATATAGCAAATTGTTCTGTTTCTTGATCTTTGTAAGAACTATATGATTCTGTTAAATATGGAACAATGACTTGAACACTTCCTTTACATCCTAATGTTCCTGTATCAATCATTGGTTTTTTATACTTAACACAAATTCTATCCATAAATAATCGTGTATCAACATTGTCAACTGCTAACATAATCAAATCAATACTATTAAAATATTCATCATTAAATTTTTGTAATGAACTTTCATCAATTTTATCCGTTAATCCTCTAACATTAACACATGAATTCAGTGCATGTATACGTTCTGATGCCACAATCGATTTATATTTTCCAATATCACTATTTCTAAACAAAAATTGTCTATTTAAATTTGATAATTCTATTTTGTCCATATCAACAACATCAATATTTTTTACTCCCATCATTGCCAAATTCTTTAAATATTCACATCCTATTGCTCCTGCTCCTACCATAAATACTCGTGTATTTCTAATTTTTTCTAAAACACTGTCTCCAAAAATATTATACCCAACAATATTTCCTTCATCAATATTAGATTTTACAATATCCAATATGTCAAAATACAAAAATTGATGTATAGGTGTATATAATCCTGTTACTGCTTTTAATACTTCATGTGATGCAATACCCCCAATAACAGAATCTAACGGACAAAATCGCCCATTACATGTTTTTGACAACATTCTTATCATTTCACTACTACAATTTGCAAATTGACATATAATATCAGCATCTTTTTCATTTCTCAATTCTGGAAATCTTTCATATTTAGTAATAAACATATCTAATGCAATATTAAATTTATGTAATATTTGTTGCTTTTCTTCATCTATCCCACAATTAAATACAGGCATAAATAAATTATCATATAATGAATTATCACAATATTCTTGTTTACTATCAATTTCATAATATGAAATATTTTTCCCATCAATAATTTGTGTTGTTGTAAATGTAAATTCATCAATAATACTCGTCACAGTGTCATCATAATAATGATCATCTACACACATATAAAGTTGACTTCCTACAAATAATTTATGTTCATCTATTGAAACATACATATTATCTCTGACAATTAATGTTCCATGTGATTTTTCCACATCACTTTTAATATTATAATGCCCAAAATCACAAAATACACATCCCATTGTTCCAAATGTTTGTGCATAAATAAATTTTTTTGATTTCTTATCAAACAATATGTTAGAACAAATAAAACCACAACATGAAACTACAACATCAAAAATACTAAAATCATTCAATTCATAATTAAATATTTTTGTTATCTTCACATACGGATTCAAAATTTTTAATTCATTTATTACTTTATCAATTCTATTTTCTCCAACATCTCTTGATGTAACCAAATAATTTGTTACTAAATCTTTTTCCTCAATTTTTTTACCATCCATAACATCACATAAATATATTTCCTTTATTCCTGCTAATACAACACATTTTGATATTTCAACTCCTACTCCATTCAATCCAATAATCAATATCTTCGCTTTTTTCAATAAAGCCATTCCATCCTTCCCTAAAACATATTGTTGACGTGAATACAACTTTTCAATACCTGCCATAAGTACTTTTGTAAACAATACCTATATTATTATATAGCCTTCAAAAACTATTATTTTCAATTTTTATTTTGAATTTTTATTTTCAAAAAATATAATATAATGGATAATATTTACTATATTATATTTATTGATACCAGTTTTGGATATTCAAATGATCTACATAAATATTGCTCTCACCCCAACTTATTTTTTGGACAAATAAGAAATGCTATTGCTAAAAAAAAATTCATTCCTGCTTTATTAGATAAAGAAAAAGTATTAGAAGTAGCACAACGTATGAGTATTAGCGGAATTATGGCACGTGGTTCTGGTTGGATTGTTCCTGTTATTGGTGTTGTTATTATAGGATATAAAATTAGTGGATCTGTTAATATCAATAAAACATTACTTCGTGTTAGTGAAGATGATTCTAAACAACAAGAATATGAAAATATGCTTAATGAAGCATTTGATATTGTTGAATATACTAAAAATAATCAAAAACGCGCAATTATTAATGAATCTGTTTTTGATAAACTTGTTCCTGTTGAAGCACTTTATTTTACAAAAACAACAATGGATCCCACACATGCATTTAGTTTGTTAAAAAGTGCTCATGATTTATTTGGATTATCAAATGAAAATATAAATACATTAGAACAATTATATAAATTTAAAGATACTTTTGTTAAACTCAAAGAAATGGCTTCCACACCAATTGAAATAGAACAAAAAATTAATACAGATATTGATGGTGATATTGATATTGATTTTAAAAAATTATATAAAAAAGAAAAATTGAAATATTTACAAGCTAAAAAATATGCTGAAACATTACAAAATTAAAATTTATTAAACTTAAAACAAAAAATTTTGTTTTAAGTTTATATATATATGAAATCTGTTCAAGATAGAACTTGTACAGAAACATATTGTTTAAAAAAAACTGAATTATTTCATACAACATTACGGCAACTTATCGTAAAAAATGATATATATTTAGTACGATCATTTGGCAAATTTTCACCGTCTGTTTTAACAGATGGTATTGAAATACGTGAAATAAATCCATTTGATGAAATTGACAAACCAGAACAACAACAATTGTCATTACATTATTTTATAAATGATTTGGTGTTTCCTCATGATAAAGGTTCATGGGATGCAACTAGTAACATAAAAGTTTATAATTCTTTATAAACTTTTATGTTTCTTTATTCAATTTATTATATTTTTGCAAACCATTCATTTTTGCTACATATATATTCATTATTGATAATACATCTTTCACCAATTCTTCTTCTGGTTCTAATTTATTTATATTATTTAACACTATTATTTTACCATTGGAATATTTGG